GAACTTGCTATTGCAGGGTTCTCACAAGATGAGATATCAGTAGAGGTCAAAGACCGTACACTGACGGTGACAGGGGAACACGTGTCCAAAGGTAGAGAGTTTATCCATCGTGGTATCTCTACTAAAAAATTCAAAAGGACATTCAGACTGTCTGAGCACGTAAATGTGCATGGAGCAGATATTCAGGATGGTATACTTGCAATCGAACTGAAGTATGTTATCCCAGAAGAAATGCGTCCTCGTAAAATTCAAATTGGAAAAACTTACGAGGGTAAAAATGACACAACACATACTAGCGATAAACAACTACTTACGGAGTCCGATTGAAGGGTTCCTACAATTCTTAAAAAACTGGAATCGTGGTTATCAACAAAGAAAGGCGATAAAACGAACCATTAGAGAATTGAATGAATTAACCGATGCCGAACTAAATGACATTGGATTAGGTCGAGGAGACATTTACTCTGTAGCACATGGTGATCCACATCACAAAAAAAGTGCACAAGTCAACCACAACTTAGAGGGGTGGGTATAATGACAACAGCAGTAATGAACTACGTCTTTTCACCACTATCTGGCATCTGGGGTTCTATTACTAGAACTGCTGAGATTGTTGGATATTCAAGAGCAGCTGCAGAACTTGCACGTCATGGTTATCATGAAGAAGCAAAACGTTGCATGTCACAGGTTGCTGAGTTGAGACAAGCTGGAGAAAAATAATACAGCGATGGGGCGGGAAACCGCCCCACTGGTTATAGGAAGTAAAAAATGATAAAATCTGTTTTAAATAAAATTCCAAACTTTTGTTTAAGTCATTGGTTATTAAGAATACCTCTTGCGATTATATTTCTTCAACAGGGGTTTAGCAAACTACCGTTTAGCATCGAGGATGCGGAATCATGGGAATTACCATACTTAGTTTGGTGGTTTGTTGTGTATGGTGAAATAGGAGCTGGTATAGGATTACTGCTCAGTGGTATCATGGTTTCAAAAATAGCAGACACCCCAATATGGGATTTCTGGATTCAGGATCTAGGAGATTTACTGACAAGGTTCAGTGGTATTGTAATGTGCTGTATAATGACTGGAGTCATTTGGATAGGACAACCCTCTAGTCTTCTAGATGTTATATTATATGATAATCTACACGTACTCTTATGGGTAGGTGGATTATTCTTTGCGCTAAGAGGAAGTAGAACATAATGGCACATATGCGAACAGCAATGATAAATGCAACACGAGATCATGCGAAAGCACACGTAGAAAAGCATCGTATGAATGTAGAAGTTTACCTTACCAATCCTGTTGGGGTTGGTGAACATTCAGATGTCATGGACGCTATCGAAAAAGAGTTAGAAGAAATGGCGAAATATCAAGATCATATAGATATGATTGATAAATACTTTAAAACATAAACACAGGAGACACACACATGGCAAATCCTTATCAAATTAGATATGACGTTCTTTCAATGGCGAAAGACATGATGGACAAACAGTATGAAATGCAATCACAACTTGCATGGAAAATGATGGAAATGGCGAAAGACAATCAGTCAGAAGCATTAGAAGCATGGAAGACATATGTTCCTAAAGCGATTACACCAGAAGAAATCAAAGCACAAGCAGATAAGTTATACGAGTTTGTCACAGACAAGAAGGAAACCTAATGAGTTTTGATTTTGATTTTACGGAAGATCAACTTGCAGAAATAATTCCAGGCAACAAACAAGTTGCTGAATGGTATGCTGCATTGTACGAAATACTACCCATGTACGAAATTACTACAGAACGTAGGGTAGCACACTTTTTATCCCAATGTGCACATGAGAGCGCAAACTTTAAAAGATTAGAAGAAAATCTAAACTACAGTGCAAAGGCTCTACGTGCAGTATTCGGAAGATATTTTGGTGATGCACCTAAACGTGATGCAGATGAGTATCATCGTCAACCAGAAATGATTGCGAACTATGTTTACATGGATGAGTTCCGTAAGTATAAAATGGGAAATATTTATGATGGCGATGGATGGTTATTCCGAGGCCGTGGACTGAAGCAGTTGACAGGCAGGGACAACTACACCAAGTTTGGAGAGTCAATTGGTATGACTGCAGAAGAAGCAGCAGAGTATGTTCAGTCCTTCAACGGTTCAATACAAAGTGCATGTTGGTTCTGGGATACAAATAATCTAAATGACATTGCAGATGGTGACAACGTAAAACTAATGACCAAGAAGATCAATGGTGGGTCTATTGGTTTAGAAGATCGTCAAAGACGATACGTTGTTGCAATGAATGTTCTTGGAATGCCACTGGATGCACATGAAGAGGACGATGATGATGATGGTGATGATATCTTAGATGATATCGGAGTATTACGAAGAGGTTCACGTGGTGAAGGTGTCGCTATGATGCAGGAAGCACTTGGACTAGAGGCGGATGGTATCTTCGGTAGAGGTACTGAACGTGCACTAAAACTTTGGCAGACAGACAACGGACTAACACCAGACGGAGTTGCAGGGCCAATGACATTCGAAAAACTACTGGAGGACTAAATGACATCAGTAAACAAAGCACATTGCGTGACCACTGTGGATGAACATGAATGGAGTTCGGGTAACGATGCAAATGCAATGTGGACTGCAATAGATGGAGATAATTTGCCACAAGGTATTGACATGGTGGTATTTGATAATGCCATGGTATCAGGATCTGAAGAAGCACTTGCATGTCTAGCAGCATTACACAGTAAACCACAAGCAACATACTTTGAGAAGACACCACACGATCAGGTGATTGTTTCATACACAATGGAAAGACTAGATCGTGCAGAACAGGGATCTGGATTTTCAGAAGATAATTCTATTGCTAGAATGAATACTATGCAGGATCATGCGTTACGAAATCTTGGTAAAGTGTTCGAAGGTGATGCTCACCCAACACCACCTGCACCTACACATAATAATAGTGAAAATCTTTCTTGACAGTATTTTAAAACTATGATATAATATCTGTATGTTTTATACAAATGTTGCAAGATATTCAAACTACATTCTTTACCGAGGTTATGATGATCTCGGTAAAAAAGTTTTTAAGAAAGAAAAATTCAAACCAAAGTTCTTTGTTCCATCCAAGACTGAAACTGGATGGCGTGGTTTGGACGGTAATCATATAGGTGAAATAGATTTCGATTCTATGAGAGAGGCACGTGACTGGTTAGAACAATACCAAAATGTCACTGGTTTCCAAGTCTACGGAACAAACAATTATCTTCACCAGTATGTCACACGTAAGTTTCCAAAAGATATTAGATTTGATCGTGATAGGATCAACGTTACCACTATCGACATTGAGACAGAATACGAAGGTGGGTTCCCTCAAGTAGAAGTTGCAGATCAGACAGTTCTTGCAATCACTGTCAAGAATAATATTGATGGTGTCTATCATGTGTGGGGTCTACAAGATTACGACACAGACAAGGCCTTAATCAAACCAGTAAACTATGTCAAGTGTGAGTCAGAACCAGAACTACTTGCTAGGTTTGTAAATCACTGGAGACAGGAAGAAAATCTACCAGACGTTATCACTGGTTGGAATGTTCGTTTCTTCGATATCCCCTATCTCATAAATCGTATCAATCGTGTATGCGGTGTTGACATGGTCAGACAGTTTTCACCATGGGGTCTGATAGATCAACGTAAAATACGAAGACTCAACAAAGAAGAAATGACTTACGACATCAAAGGTATTCAAACTATGGATTACCTTGAGTTGTTCCAAAAGTTCGGTTACTCGTATGGTAAACAAGAGTCATACAAACTTGATCATATTGCTCATGTCGTACTTGGTGAAAAGAAACTATCCTACGAAGAATCTGGTTCACTAAAAAATCTATACAAAGATGACTTTCAAAAGTATATCGACTATAACATGAAAGACGTACAACTGGTTGACCGTCTAGAAGAAAAGATGGGTCTGATTACATTGGGTATGACCATTGCATATAAGGGTGGTGTAAACTATCAGGATGCATTTGGTACTACAGGTATCTGGGAATCTATTATTCATCGTAAACTCAATAACATGAAAGTTGTTCCATCTGCATTTAAGATAGAACATGAGAAGAGTCAGTTCGCAGGTGGTTATGTAAAGAACCCACAGACAGGTGCACACGATTGGGTTGTGTCATTTGACTTGAACTCTCTGTATCCAAACATTATTGTGCAGTGGAATATGTCACCAGAAACTTTATTGAAAGATCCTTCAGACCACTTACCAAGTGGTGTTGATCACTATCTAAGTTCTTTCGATGGTGGAGATCCTATACATCCTGCACAGAGAGAAAGAAACAACGCAGTTGCCTCTAACGGATCTATCTACAGCAAAAAGATTGACGGTGTAATTCCAAACATCATTATTGATTACTATGATGAACGTAGATCTGTCAAGAAACAAATGTTATCTGCAGAGCAAGCATATCAGAAAGAAAAAACATTTGAATTAGAAAAAGAGATCAACACTCTCCACAATCAACAGATGGCAATTAAGATTTTGATGAACTCTTTGTATGGTGCGATGGGTAACAGGTACTTCAAGTATTATGATCTACGCATTGCAGAGGGTGTAACTCTCACTGGTCAAATGGTTATCCAGTGGGCAGAAAAAACAATTAACAATGAAATGAATAAACTATTAAAGACTGAGAAAGATTATGTACTGGCTATCGATACCGATTCTGTTTATATTAACATGTCTGCTCTTGTGGACAAACTTAATCCTAACGATCCTGTAAAGTTCTTAGACAAGATCTGCAGGGAACACTTTGAACCTAAACTTGCAAAATCATACGATGACTTATTCCATAAGATGAACTGTCACAAACCTAGAATGGAAATGGCACGTGAGGTTATTGCGGATCGTGGTATCTGGACTGCAAAGAAAAGATACATTCTCAACGTGCATAACTCTGAGGGTGTGCAGTATGATGAACCCAAACTAAAGATGATGGGTATTGAAGCAATCAAGTCTTCCACGCCAGAGGTTGTCCGTAACAAATTCAAAGAAGCATTTAGGATTATTATCTCATCTACAGAGAAAGAGACGCAAGACTTTATCCAACAGTTCAAGTCTGAGTTCAAACAGTTACCACCAGAGTCTGTTGCATTTCCGCGTGGGGTGTCAAACATATCAGACTGGAGTGATCGTAAACAAATATACAAGAAGGGCACACCCATACATGTTCGGGGATCTCTACTATATAATAAGTATTTGAAGGAGTATAAACTCAAAAACAAATACGAATTAATTGAGAATGGTAGTCGCATCAAGTTCTGCTACTTGAAGATGCCAAACACAATCAAGGAGAATATAATCTCGTTTCCAGACGTAGTCCCCAAAGAGTTTGGTCTGGAGCGGTTTATAGATTATGACAAACAATTTGAAAAGACTTTCATCGAACCATTGAAAATGATATTAGATGCAATCAATTGGTCGGTAGAAGAACAGCAAACACTAGAGGATTTTTTCGCATGAAGGCTGGTAAAGTATGGGGTACGACAGAACTTATAGAAGCAAATGGTGCACTTGAGTTTCATCGTATCGAAATGAAAAAGAATGGAGTGTGTTCGAAACACCTTCACAAATATAAGTGGAATGGGTTCTATGTAGAATCTGGTAAGATGAGAGTCAAGGTCTGGCAAAAAGACTATGACCTAGTAGACGAAACCATTCTAGAAGCAGGTATGTACACTAAAGTCAAGCCAGGGTTATATCATAAGTTCGAGTGTCTTGAGGATGGTGTTGCATATGAATTATATTGGGCAGAGTTTGCTCACAACGATATTGAAAGAGAATCTGTGGGATTCATGGGTAATGAATATGACTAGTTATACTACTAATTTTGATCACGTAAAAACATTCATGAAAACATTTGGACAAGACGTAAAGGATTCTCCAGAGTTACCAGACAAAGAAACAATAAGTCTGAGAATTGAATTGATTGCAGAAGAACTCAACGAGTTATGGGATGCTTGCGAAAATAAAGATCTTGTTGAAATTGCAGACGCACTAACAGACATATTATATGTAACCTACGGTGCAGGTCATGCCTTTGGACTTGACCTAGATGCATGTTTTAGGGAAGTGCAAAGATCCAACATGTCTAAGTTAGGAGAAGATGGTAAACCTATCTATCGTGAAGATGGTAAGGTTCTCAAAGGCCCTGACTACTCCGAACCAGATTTAAAAAAGACTTTACAATTATAAAGTTTTCTGGTATAATTACATCATGAGTAACGACAATATAAATCTTTCCATTGTAAATTTCTTTGAGCAAAACAAAGACAGTGCAGGTATTCCTTATATCAAAAATAA